GTCATATTCATGATAACACCGAAAGGAATGCAAAAAGCTAAGGAAAAGCCATGAAATTAAAAATTAAGAAATCAATGCTGAAAGAAATGATAGATGCTGCTTTAAACGAAGCAAAGCTATCAAATGAACAGAAAGTAGATATTATATATAAGATTAACACAGATTTAAAAAGTGTTCTGATCAAAGCATTCGGTGATGCAGGTCAAAGAACTATGACACCTTATTCAGGTAGATCCATTGGTCCAAATGTGTTACAAATAGACTTGCAAACAGGGTCAGGGCGTGATGGTATTCAGTTCTATATATATAAAGATAAACAATTTAGATCAAAGTTTAAGCTTAAGCACTCAAACCAAATATACCCTCTAATGGAAAAGGCAATTAATAAGTACTTACATGGTAATGAGCACATTGATAGTGTTACATACAAAGACGAAAAAGATCATGCATCAAGAGATTTAACAACACTTAAGTTTAAGATCAATTGGAAAAAATAAATGTCACAATTAGAAACACAAGCTGATTATGAAAACGAAATAGCCAAGTGCGCTGTTGATTACACGTATTGTCTTCTAAATTATGGTGTGATTAGACATCCTCAGCGAGGTAGAATTCCATTTAAAATGTATGATTTTCAGACAGAAACTCTAGTACATGTCATCAATGAAAATAGATTGATTGTTAACAAAGGACGCCAGCTAGGTTTGTCTACATTGCTTGCTGGATATATTGCCTGCGAAATGATTTTTAATCAGGACTATCAGTGTTTAGCTATTGCTAATAAGGGTGAGAATGCTGTCAACTTAATTAAAAAAGTAAAAGTTATGATCAAAGAATTCCCTGAATGAATGAGAGGGAAGCTGATCAAAGATAATGACTATTCAATAGAGCTCGATAATGGATCATTCGCTAAAGCTACAGCCACTTCTGATGAAGCTGGACGTTCTGAAGGTTTATCATTACTTCTATTGGATGAAGCTGCTTTCATTAAGAACATGGATTCTATCTGGACAGCTGCTCACATGACATTAGCTGAAGGTGGAAAATGTATTGCACTATCTACTCCCAATGGTGTTGGAAATTGGTTTCATACTACATTTACAATGGCCGAAACAGGAGAAAATAATTTTAAAGCAATCACACTTCCTTGGTATGTTCATCCAAATAGAGATCAGGCTTGGAGAGACAATGAGAATATTGAAGCCGGAGATAAAAAGACGGCTGCTCAAGAAAATGATTGCTCGTTTATCACATCTGGTGAATCTGTAATTGATGGTGAGCTAATAAAGAAATATGAAGATCGAATCAAGGGAGTCGGAGAATTTGAAGAGTTCGAAAGAGTAGTTCCTCTAGAAGAATCAGGTCCAAACAACAAGCTTTGGGTATGAGAATTTCCTTCACCAAACGGACAATATATTATATCGGCCGATAATGCTACAGCTGGTGGTTCTGATTATTGCGCTGCTCACGTTTGAGATTTAGATACAATGAACCAAGTTGCAGAATTTAAAGATCACATCAATCCAGCAGACTTTGGACACTTCTTATCCAAACTAGGACTCATGTATAATGAGGCATTCCTAGTTATAGAAAATAACTCAATTGGTCTTGCAGCGGTTCAAGCCGTACTTGATGATGAATATGAAAATCTATATTGGACCAAACGAGGATCAGATGATTTTATCGATCCAAAGAATTTTCATCTTATCGATAATGATAAAGATGTCATCCCTGGTTTTTCAACAAACACAAAGACCAGACCCCTAATCATACAAAAATTTCAAGACTATGTAAATAGCGAAGCATGTACAATTAATTCGCTTCGCACAATTAACGAAATGTGAACTTTCATTTGGGAACGTGGAAAAGCACAAGCAAGCAAAGGCAATCATGATGATTTAATCATCTCAATGTCTATAGCTCTATGGGTTAGAGATCATGCACTTAAATTAATCTCATTATCCACTGAGCAGAGTAAGAAAAAGCTGGAATGGCTATTTAAAAAAGAGCAAAAACATGCCGGGCTGTATACCCGTGAAAAACTTATTGAAAACCCATATAGCATGCCAGTCACACCCGATGGTGAACAGTGGAATTATGCACAAGATTTATTTAGAAAATAAGGAATACATAAAATGTCAGAATTAACAAAAGAACAACAATTTTTTCAAAAATTAAATAGACTATTTCAATCGTCTGCAATTATTAAGAAAAAAGGTAAGAAACAGATCATTGTTAAGGATCTAGATCTAAAACAGTCGTTTAAAACAAATATTAGACAAAATACGGTTCACTCAGGAATGTATGTGAACCAATCTACTAATTCTGCATTGAATGTTTTTCGTCCTTCATCAATGATGGATCGTATGGCTCGCTATACTGATTATGAGCTTATGGATCTTGACGGCCTTGCTTCTTCAGTATTGGACATTTATTCAGAAGAATCTCTGACCGATAATGAAGACGGAGATATTTTAAAGATCGTATCAGATGATGAAGACAAAGTAGAACTATTACATAATCTATTCTATGATGTATTGAACATTGACTTCTCACTTCATACGTGGGTTAGAAACATGGTCAAATATGGCGATTTCTTCTTAATGCTAGAAGTTTCTCCTGATTATGGTGTTGTCAATGTCATCCCATTTACAATATATGAAATGGAACGACTTGAAGAACAGACTCAAGAAGGTCAAACGATGACATATTTCACACTCAACGGATCTCAACAAGAGAAGTTTGAGCTATTTGAAATATCACACTTTAGACTACTAACTGACATTGCATTTCTACCTTATGGAAGATCTATTCTGGAACAATCAAGAAAGATCTGGAAAAATCTTAAGATGATGGAAGATGCTATGTTGATCTATAGAATTACAAGAGCTCCAGAACGCCGAATGTTCTATATTGATATTGGAAACTTGAATCCAAATGATGTTGATCAATACATGGAGAAGGTTATCAACAAAATGAAGAAGGCTCCCATGGTTAACTCAACCACAGGTGAGATTGACTTCCATTACAATGTTGATAATATCAGTGAAGATTACTTCTTCCCAACTAGAGGAGCTAACGAGAGCACAAGAGTTGAAACGCTCCCAGGTGGTGCCAATACAGATGCTATCGAAGATATTGAATACCTACAGAACAAGTTGTTTGCAGCTTGGAAGGTTCCAAAATCATTCTTAGGATATGAAGAAGAACTTGGTGAAAAATCCACACTGGCTCAAGAAGATATTAGATTTGCCAGAACAATTTCTAAGATTCAGAGAATCGTTGTTACAGAATTAACAAAGATTGCCATTGCTCACTTATATGCAAATGGATATGAAGATGAAGATCTTGTAGACTTTGAATTAACACTAACCAACCCATCAACAATATCAGAACAGCAAAAGCTTGAATTACTTGAAAAGAAAATTGGCGTTGCTGAATCTGCACTACAGTCGGGGCTATATTCTATTCAGTATGTATGGGAAGAGATTCTACATCTTTCTGAAGAAGATATTGAAATGATAAGAGATGGTCAGATTGATGATGCAAAACTGAAACACCGTCTTGCACAGATTGAAGAAGAAGGAAATGATCCAGCAAAAACCAAGCGTACATATGGAGACGATGGTGGTTCTGGTGATGATGATGGTAGCGATGATGATGAAAGAAAGCTTGGCTTTAAATTTGATGAAGACGATGAAGAGCTAGAAGAGCCAGAAGAATCGGAAGAAGATGAAGATGATGAAAATTCATTAGAGCAATTATCTAAAGATGTCAAACCAACTAAATTAAATAAAAGAGTGACCGGATATAAACCAACGCTTCAAGCAGCCGGTAAGCGACCAAAAATAAAACGACATGCAAAAATACTCTCTGAAGGTGATGATGGTATAGATCGATATATTAGTTCGATAGATACGGTTGTTTCAGGACTAAAAGCACGTTTTACGGCCGATAAAGAGAATAAAAAATAGTAGACTTATATTTATTAATATATTGTGTTTTACGGAATAAATACAGGAGACAATAAATGCATAATGCAAATAAGAAGTTAAAACATACAAAGCTAAAGAATACTGGATTGATATTTGAGATGTTAATTCGCCAGATATCTTTTGATGTTTTTAACAATAAGAAAAATAGCAAAGCAAGGGTAATTCTTGAAAAATATTTTTCTAAAGGTACGCGATTACATAATGAGTATTCGTTGTACTCGGCAATACTCGGCTCTCGTAATAGAAGCAAGCCTTATATAAATTCAGTAATTTCAGAATGTCGGCTGAAGCTTTCCTCAATAAACAGAAATCAACTAAATCATGAAAAATATAATCTAGTCAAAGAAGTAAATGAAGCATTTGGATCTGAATTTTTCAAATCCAGCATACCAGACTATAAAATCTTTGCATCAATCTATAAATTATTTACTATCACAGAAGACAAGAGCCTTCATTTAAAAATCGGTCAAGAGGCTAGTATTAAAGAAGTTCTTATTGAGTCCCTAGAGAAGGATGAGAAGCCTGTTGATGTTGTTATCAAGGCTAGAGATGTTGATAAGAAGATTGACGATGCACTGGTATTCAAAGTTCTTGTTGAGAAGTTTAATAAGAAATACTCATCACTATCTGACAGCCAGCGTAATATTTTATCGCTATATGTCAATAGCAATACAACGAATACAGAATTTAAGGGTGCACTGATCAGTGAGATGGAAAATCTAGAAAAGATTATTCACATAGCTTCGACCAATGTTTCTGATAAAGCATTGCAGGTTAAAGTGAAACACGTTGCAAATATGGTTCCAAAGCTTATCAATAAGATCAATAACAATATTATCAACGAAAATATCATTACACAGGTCATGCTATATTCTGAACTCCTAAACGAAATATCGGAATAGACTATGAAGACAATACCAATGAAACTTAAAACGATTTCTAATGCAACATTTCTTGAAATTGAGGAAGAGATTGAGGAAACCACTACAACAGCAGCAACTCCAGGGTATGATTCTAAGAATGCATTTAAGAAGAGAAAAGAACAGCCACCTATTATAGATATTGAACTTGCCGACGACAAAGGTGTTTCAATTCATGAGGGGAATGTTAAATTAGAAGGTGAAGGAATCAACGAAATGACAAGAGCAGACCGTGAATGGAACGATAAGAATCCAAAGCAAAAAGTTGGATCTCATATTAAGTCGGTAGTGACTGAGCTTAAAAGAATTGAGAAAATCTTAAAAGAAGCTGAGAAAATCAAGCAAGAAGGCGGATTAAAGAGTGGCTCATACTGGGTAAGAACTAAAAAAGGTCTAAGTCAGATTTCAGAACGCATGGCAAAAATTGGCCATACAATTAAACGATTACAATCATAGGAAAATATGATGAAATTAAAAATTAAAAAATCAGTATTACAAGAGATGATCAGCGAAGCTGTTACAAAACAGTCTATTGATAAAGAAATTAAAAAGCTCAGCAGAGATAATGCAAAGAATGGATCAGAAGCTCTTGATATGAACATTCATGGATATGCCGTAGCAGAGTTTTTTGTTGATGACAATCCAAAAATAAAGAAATTCTTAGAAAAGCTTGGTGTTGATCCAATTGACTATGTTTCTTCAAGACTATAAAAGGGAAGAATAATGAAATTAAAAGTTAAAAAATCAGTCATTCAAAAGATGATCAATGAATCTATTCTTAATGAGAAGAAAATATCAAATCCAAATATGGATAAAGTATGAATAGATTCGTTAAAAAATATCGATCAGATTCACAAGAAATTTGAAACTAAGCTTAAAAAGATGCTTATTGGAAAAGCCGCAACAATCCGTCTCGACGATAGAGATGATGAAGATGGTAAGATAACAAATATTCGAATCAATTGGAAAAAGCTTGATCTTAGTGTTACTATTAAGACTGAAAAAGGTGAATCAAACTTGCCCTATAACTGAATTGAGCTATTATAATACTAAAAGGGAAGAATAATGAAACTGAAAATTAAGAAATCAATTTTAAAAGAAATGATTAATGAAGCTCTTAATGAGGCCAAGGCTCCTAAAGCATGGGATTCAATGTTTGCAGCGAATGTGATCAAAGCTTATAAAGCCAAGAAACTAGATCCAAATAGCAGCAAATCGATAGCTGATTTTGATAAGAAATCTAATGGCGGAATTGTGCCGAAGCCAGCATTTAACACAAAAGCGATACTCCAGTATCACATAGCTACTGGAAAAGAAGCAGGCAAATAAAGGGAGTTAAAATGAAGCTTAATGCACTACTTATGGAAGCAGCAAAAGATGATAAACGTATCAATGATATGGTTACGAAATCTAAAGGAGACGATGCTAAACTTTTAAAGCTTGCTCAGAATATGGCCAAGAGTATTAAAGGTGGACAAAAAGCAACGGATAGAACTGAAGCTGCTATTAAAATACTTGGTGAAAAACATCCAGTGACTGACACATTTAAGAAAAGAGCTGAAGAGCTTGGTATGAGCTTTGGTGGAAAAAATGTTGCTGACGATGCATCATATTCAAAAGGATATATTTTCCTTCCAACAGTTTCAGCAATGGCACTGTGGCAAGAAGAGATTCTTGGACAATTATCAGATGGTGCTTGGGAAAATTCGAAACCTTATGATCACTATAAGTTCTGGTTCAAGCTTGGCTTGAAAAAAGGAAATCCAGAAGTCAAAGGTGGCGGTTGGGCATCTCGTGTTGGCTACAATCTAAAGACATTGGTAACATACGGACTTGGTCAGCGAATGATAAACATGGGTCGAATGGCAAAAGCTCTTGGAAAGATTCCAAAATATAACACATGGGCTGTAGAAGGACTTCCTGAAGAGTGGGATGGTAAAAAGATCAGTGGATTTAATGGTGCTGATTTGAAAAAATACTATGCTACATCATATGACAAATCAGATTTAAACAATGATCTTGCTTACATTAAAAAAGCAATGAAATCAGCAAGGCATTAAGGGAAATTAATATGGAACAACCAATTTTAAATACATTTGCAGGCTGACTGGATATTACTCCAGGGATGCTAAAAGAATCTCAAATGGATCCTGAGAAACGGCTGGTCGTCCAAGGAATCCTGCAAACTGCTGATAAGAAAAATGCAAATGAAAGAATTTATTCAAGGGCTATCCTTGAAAGAGAGTGTCAGAAATTTCAATCGAAAATTGATGAAGGTATTAATGGCGGAGAGCTTGATCATCCGGATTCATCGATAGTTGAATTTAAGACAATGTCGCATAAGATCGATAAGATTTGATGGGACGGAGACAATCTAATGGGGAAGGTTACGATACTTAATACTCCTCACGGACAGATTGCAAAAGAGATTGTAAGTGCTGGAATGAGATTGGGCATTAGCTCAAGAGGAATGGGAACCGTATCTAAACAGGATGAAGCTTTGATGGTAAATGAAGATTTTGATCTTGTTACTTGAGATTTAGTTTCAACGCCTTCTACTCACCAAGCATATATGCACCCAATTACAGAGGGATATATTCCTAGCTTGAGTGTAGCAGATCGGAAATATGTTGCAATCAATGATATCGTAAACAACATACTTTCATTTGGAGAATAACAGTGAAACTCAAACAATTATTAAATGAACAAGTACTAAATGAAGCAAAGAGCAATAGTACTTATCTCAAATTTTTGACATGAGGTATAACTTATAGAGCTGATATGAAAGACGTACCAAATCTTGTTTATTTGGTACGTGTGAAAAAAGGACAACCAATAGGTATTCTAATGTATGATGAAAGTAC